TGGGCGTCTCGCAACTGTCCGCCTCGAGCATGAAGCCGGCCGGACTGGACGCTGCGGTGGCCCTGCGGGAGTACCACGACATCGAGTCTGAGCGGTTCATCATCCCCGGGCGGCGCGTCGAGGACTTCGCGATCCAGGCTGCCCGCGTCTGCATCGACCTGGCGAACGAGATCCCCGGCTATGAGGTCGACACCATGGAGCGGCGGGGGAATCGGCGCGTGAAGTGGAGTGACCTCAAGCTGCAGGAGGACGATTTCACGCTGCAGTGCTTCCCGGTCTCGATGCTGCCGCAGACGCCCGCCGCGCGGAAACAGGCTGTGCAGGAGTACATGGCGGCGGGTCTCATCACGCCCGAGAAGGCCCGAGACCTGCTCGACATGCCGGACCTCGAGGAGGACGCCACGCTCGCGTCCGCGAGCCTCGACTACGTCCGCAAGCAGGTCGAACTCATCCTCGACGAGGAGGGCTTCGAGCCGATGGAGCCGCGGGTGAACCTCGCGCCCGCCGTTGCCTATGCGCAGGCGGTCTACCTGCGCGAACGGGCCGATGGAGCTCCGGACACGGTCCTCGAGTCGCTTCGCCGCTACATCGACCAGGGGATGGACATGCTCCGCCGCGCCCAAGAGGCCGCGCAACCGCCGATGGCGCCACCGGGCACGGGGCCCGCCGTGGCGACCGCATGAGGGACCGATGACCGAAGAGACCCAGTCCACTGCGCAGCAGACCGACGCGCAGCCCGCGCCTTCGACCGACCAGAAGCCGCAGGAAGCCAAGGCTGCCGAGGAGACGCCGGAGATCCGGTCTCTCAAGGCCGAGGCGCTCAAGGCCGCCCGCGAGCTCCGCGAGGTGAAGGCTCAGCTCACCGCGTTCCAGCGGCGGGAGGCCGACCTGGCCAAGGACCGCGAGGCCCGCGAAGCCGCACAGCGCGAGCTCGACGACCTCAAGGCCAAGGACCCGCGAGCGTGGCTGTCTCGGGCAGCAGGCGAACCGCCGGAGCAGTTCGCGCGGCGCATCGCCGGGGACACGAAGGAGTCGCAGCTCGAGCGGCAGATCCTGGAGCTCCGGCAGTCGCTGGCCGCGCAACAGCAGCGCTTCGAGGAGGCGCAGAAGACTGACCGGGTCAGCCGGGAGGAGGCCACGAGCGCCGCGGCGTACCGCGAGGTCCTCAAAGCTGCGGAGTCGAGCGAGGAGGCCGCGCTGGCGGCAGAGGAGTTGCGACGCGACCCCAAGGCGGCGCAGCGGTGGATCATGTCCTGGGCCGGCTCGGAGTGGCCTACGGTGGCCCGGGAGAAGGGACTCGACGTCAACGACCCTGCTGCATGTGCGCGGGAGGCAGCGGCCGAGATCGACCGTATGGTGCTTGCTCGCTGGGAGAAGCTCCGACAGAATGAGAGGGCCTCGAAGCGTCTCGGCTTCGGGGCAGTCCAGTCCACCGAGCCCCCAGCGAGTCAGGGCACCCAACCGCCGCGCACCATCACCAGCGCTGTCGCTGGTTCGAGGTCCGCGGCTCCCGCCACAACCGCGAGCGGGGACAAGCCGATGACTCCGGCGCAGAGGGACCGAGCCGCACGCATGGCTGCGATCTCGAAGCTGCAAGAGCTGTCGACGAAGCCCGCTCGCACACGGGGCTGATCGCGAGTTCGTGAGTCAGTCCCAAGGACTGACTCACCATGCCCGCGTTGGACTTTGCAGGTATCCAGGCCGTTCTCAAGGAGCGGTACCCGAACGGCCTCCCGGTCGACATGTTCTACAAGAAGGCGCCCTTCCTGGCCCTCATCCCCAAGGACCAGGACCTGGCCTTCGGCGAGTCGATCAAGGTCCCGGTCGTCTACGGAAACCCCCAGTCGGTCGGCGCCACCTTCGCGACCGCCCAGGGCAACGCGGAGGGCACCCGCCAGAGCGCGTTCAAGGTCACGACCAAGAACTACTACGGCTTCGGCCAGATCACGGGCGAGGCGATCAAGAAGGGCAGCCGCGACCCCGGCTCGTTCATCGACACCCTCGACTTCCAGATCCAGGGCGCGATGACGACCGTTCGCCGCTCGCTGCTGCGCTACCTGTTCGGCAACTCGGGCGGCGCGCTGGGGCAGATCAGCGCTGGCTCGACGGTCGGCTCGCCCACGATCTCGCTCGCCAACCCGTACGACGTCGTCTACTTCGAGCCGGGGATGGTCCTCCGCGTCTCGTCGACCGACGGAACGTCGGGCGCGGTGCGCACCGGCACCGTGACCCTGACCGGCGTCGACCGCTCGGCGGGTACGCTGACGGCCTCGGGCAACTGGTCCGCCGGCATCGCTGCCGTGGCCGTGAACGACTTCATCTTCCGCGACGGCGACTTCGGCCTCGTCTGGGACGGCTTCCGGTCCTGGGTGCCGGACTCGGCGCCGAGTGCGACGGCGTTCTACGGCGTCAACCGGACCGCGGACAGCCGTCTGGGCGGCATGCGCGCGGACTTCTCGGCGCTGCCCATCGTCGAGGGCATCCAGAAGGCGCTCAAGGTGCTCGCGGTGGAGGAGTCGGACGGCGACTTCGGCGTGCTGAACCTCGAGGACTGGCTGAACCTGTCCTTCGCGCTGCAGGCCCGCGGGACGCTCATGACGGAGCGGATCGAGACCGACGTCGGGGTCGGCATCGAGGCGATCAAGGTCGGCGGCCCCGGCGGGATCTGCAAGATCATCGGCGACCCGAACGCTCCCAAGGGCCGCTTCCTGGCCGGCCAGATCGACGCCTGGAAGCTCTGCACGATGGGCGACCTCGTCGACTTCCTCGACGACGACGGCATGCCGTACCTCCGCGTCGCCGCGGCCGATGCGGTCGAGCTCCGCGTCGTGAGCCGCGGCAACCTCGTCTGCTACGCGCCCGGCAAGAACGGCAACTTCCTCGTCGGGACCACCTGATGGCTAGCCGTCTCTTCTCGAAGGACCTCGCGTCCCTCGACAACAACGTGGTGAAGCTGTTCTCGCGGGTGACCTTCGGCGCAACGACGTCGATCGCCTCTCAGGACAGCAACGGCCTCGTCGTGTCGGCGCTCGGCACCGGCACGATCGACGTGCAGCTCGGCTCGGCGGCGGCGAAGGATACGTACCCGACGCTCTTGTCGATCGCGCTGACGCCGCTCGCGGCTGCGGCCACCGACACCGGCTGGCAGATCATCGAGCAGACCATCGCCACCGATGGGACGTTCAGCCTGCGCAACGCTCCCGGCGGAGCGGCGGCGGCACCCGTCTCGGGGACGAGCCTCTTCATCGAGGTGACCCTCCGGAACAGCGGCACGCCGCGTAGGGGCACCTGAGATGCCCAAGATCGAGATCGGCTCGATCTTCGATGAGCCCTCCGAGTCGACCGAGTCGGGTGAAACCGACGCCATGGACGACTCGGAGGCCCTCGCCGAGGAACTCCTCCTGGCGGTCGAGAACAAGGACACCAAGGCGCTGGCGGGGATCCTCCGCTCGCTCCGCATGGAGGACTGACACGTGGCCCGAACGCGCACGTTGACGCAACTCATCGCCGACGTGCGCGATCGGACCGACACCGAGAACAGTCAGCACGTCACCGACGCGCAGATCACTCGGTACCTGAACCAGTCCATCGCTGCGCTGCACGGACTCATCGTCGAGCAGGACGAGAACGACTTCACGCTGCAGTGCTCGTTCAACGCTACGGCGGGGGCGGAATACTCGAACATCGAGAAGTCGCCCGGCGACCCTACCCTCGTTCTCCCGTACAAGATCCTCGCGGTCGACGTCGTCAACGACAACGGCATCGCCTACCCCGTTCCCCGGTTCATGCACGGCGAGCGGGGCTTCCTCGACACCCAGGACGGGACCTGGGGCGTCCTGCAGCGCGTGCACTACCAGTGGCGCGGGACGGCGACGCTGTACTGGTCCCCGCCATGGGAAAGCCAGACGCTCATCCGCGTGACCTACGTCCCGAGCCCGGCGGATCTCGTGCTCGGCTCTGACACCTACGACGGGCGGACTGGCTGGGAAGAGTGGGTCACGCTCGACGCCTCGATCCGCGTGCTGCTCAAGGAGGAGAGCGACGTCTCCGACTTCGCGCGCGAACGGGCGACTGTAGAGGCGCGCATCCTGCGGCAGATCACGTCGCGCGACCGAGCGAACCCCAAGCGCGTCCGCGACGTCTTCGGAGGCGAGCGGTGGTGATCGTCCCGGTCTTGCGCACCCGGCTTGTTGCGCCGTCTGCGTGCCTCGAGGTGGTCCCACCAGGGGGCGCGCACGGGGTCCCCACCCGACCAGTTCGTGCCGTGGCTTCTAAGCGCCGCCGCCGCGGAGCTCGCTGATGCCGGTCTACACCGGCCTCCGCGCCGGTT